AACATTGCGGTTCACCGGCGCGATTCCCACTACCTCAAAACGTGTTCCATCGATGAGAAAAAGATCTTTCGCATCAACGGCCGTCCCGGGCTGCAAGTACAGGGTTGCTTCGGCAACATCCACCTCAGCGGCTCCATGCGATGGCTCCGAGACTGTCGGAATGTCTAGGAAGCCGTACAAGGTCTCCTGCGTCTCAGCCGGTGTCTGAAAACCGTCATCATCTGTGCTAGTTTCGCCGCGGATAATCCGTGTCACTTCACCAGCTGCCCGTGGTAGCCCTAACACGGTGTACTCCAGAGTCGGTAAGGGGCTAAAAGCTCCTTCTCGGTGCTCAATAGGCTGCCACCGGTAACTTCACCGTCCCGCGTACCAAAGGACACGTATTGCGTCCCGGCGCGCTGGGAGGTGATGTTCCCAGCTGGGGCTAGAGCCATCCGCTGCGCAAATGAATTGAGCACTTGTGTCACCTCAGGAACGTATTCGTGCCCATGTTTGAGAGTGACTTTTACTGATCCGGGGCGAGCAGGGAATACCTGCGGTTCGTTGAGATGCAGCCACCCATCCTGTGAGAACCAAAAATCCGTCACCGACACACCGTCCACGCTGAGAGACTGCACCTCGTGCACCATATTTGACGGCAACGCGAGCCGGTGCGAGCCGTCGCCGTCCAGGGTTAGCGTCTCAACCACAATCGGGGCGATATGCCATCCGCAATATGCACGGATGGCGTTTTGTGCTGCCTCCTGTGGTGAGACCGCCCCGGTGTTCAAGGCTGGATAACGCATCCTAGCCTCCTATCGCTCCTACTTGAGGGAGACCTTCGCAAAGCCCTTCGGCATGCGAGTAGCCAACGCGAGACGTTCCTCAGCGAGCACCACAAAACGGTTGTAGAGGAAATCATCGTTCACGTTGTTCGAGACCTCCACACGCAGCGATCCCTTGCGGTATACGGTTGCGGCTTGCTTGCCTGCCCCCACGAGGGCGGTACCGGCGGGAATCGCGGTTGTCTGAATGACGTTAATACCCCACACGGGCGGGTCGGTGAGAACGCCGCCAACGCCATACGGCCCGGTGAAAGGACCACCGGCGAAGTACTGCCCGTTTGAGTCCTTTGTTAAACGGAGCTTCTGGTAATCAGCAGGGTTAATCACCAGACCGTCCACCTTCAGACCGGTTGCTAGGAAAACCTGGTTCTGTGCACGATAAATCGCGTCTAGGTTATCCTCAGCCTTCGCGGAGGTCTCAGTGAGAAGACCGGAGTTCGTCAGAAGACCCTCAATCTGGTTCCCGGATCCGGTGCCGTTGAGAAGCTGAGCTTCCTCAGCCAACGCCAGCTGAACCAGCAGACGGTTATTGATCTCGGAAACTAAGAAGTCAGCGTCTTCGGCCATCTCATCAGTGAGAGACAACCAACCGGCGAGCTTTTTCAGGTGCACGGTCTTCTGCTCATAATCCGGGGGCGTAACACCGGACTTTTTCTCGTTCTGACCGACCATTGCCGGGGATCCGTGAGTTGAGTTCTCCCAGGCTTTTTCTAGAAAGTAGGTGATCGCGTTGCCGGTGATGGTGCCGGATCCCAGCCAGTTAGCGATGGTTGGGCGCTGAAGGTGCTGCTTGACGATGTCCTTGTCAATGTCAGGCAGCAACAGGCTAGATGCGGTACCTACCACGTTGGTAGTGGTAACGGTCTTACCGGGACCAGATACGACAGGGCCTTCTCCCTGCTTGAACATGAAATCGGAGTTTGCCTTGCGGTGCTCAGAAATATTGGTGAGCACACCGGTTTCGGTGAAATTCTTCACCGCGATCTCACCGAGGCTCTTCGCAGCCGGGACCCCGACCTGCTTCTCCTGTTCCTGTGCACCAGCGGCGGGATTGCCAAGAGATTTAAAGAAATCTCCGGCCCCTTCGACAGCTTCGATACGTGCTCGCAGACCGGTTGCTTCTTCACGGAGGTCATTCAGACGCTTCGTGTCTGCCTCCGTGAGAGGGTGCCCCTTCTCAGCAAGGGTGATAATTTCCTGTGCTTCCGCGCTAACGGCGGCTAGGCGTTCTTTAAGCTTCATCAGCGGTGCCTTTCTCTGTGAAAAATTGCTTGTATTCGGCTATCTGCGCGACCGAAAGCGTGCACGATTTGGCACCGGCCGGATCCTTGCCCTTGCCCGTTTCCGAGTCCTGAGGTTTGTCCGTGTCCTCGTGCTCCTCATCGCTACCGTCGGATGCTTCGTCGATAACGTCTTGAATGGTCTTCAAGGCTTCTTGAAGTTTTTTCAGTGCCGCTTCATCGAGCGTTAAACCAGCACCGCCCCCGTCATCAGTGGATGCGGGGGCGGCGGGGGCCTGGTTTTCATCTAGTTCTTTGACATCGGGTTTGGCGTGTTTCACGTCCGTTATCTCCGTCTCTGAGTTAGCGCCGACCTGTACGAGCGACACTTCAAAAAGTTTGACTTGATTGATTTCTAGGGCTGGTTCTCCCCAGGCGTTCTTTTCGGTCTCCGACATGCTCCAGTCTTCGATGCTGAAGCCAAAAGACATTTCTCGCACGATGCCGTTACGGATCAGCTCATAGGCTTTTTTGCCTTTGGGGCTTTCCAAATCCAGCTGGACGGTAACTTTTAGTCCTTCTTTGTCTTCGACGGCGGCGGTGGTGACTCCGATACACATTTCGGGGTCATCCATGCGATGCCCCCAGTAGCAGGGGATGCCCGCGCCGCCTTCACCGAAAGATTTCAAGGTCTCCGTGAACGCGCCGGGCATGACAATCTCGCCCTGGGAGTCCACATTCCCGAATTTAGAGGCGTACCCCTCGAAAATTCCTGCGGTAGTTCCTTCACCGTCTTCTTGGGCTTTCAGGTACACCACACCGGTAGCTTTATGCCGAATCGCCATGAGCTTCACCTTCCTTCAGGTGTGCGAAAACCCCCGCGGCATACGGGGGTTTATCCATCGTTTCGATAATGTTGTGCACCTTCGCGGCCAACCCGGGCGGATCGTTCACGCACCCGCGCAGATCAGCGGTGAGTTCCCGCTCGAATCGGGGGCGGTTCATACCCTTTGAGGGAATGATGCGTTCTATCCTTTCCAGGTGTTTTTGAATGATCTCGTGCGTCTTGGTGGGGTCTCCCCCGCCTTGGTTCGCAACCCCGCCATCTTGGGGGGATGCTTGACCGCCTGCAGTAACATTCAGTGGTGTTATCAGCTCGTCCCCACCTTCAACCGGGGGCAGATTCTGGATTTTTCGTGCTTCATTTCTAGTGAGCCAGGGTGCCCCGGTTGAGGTGGATAGAATAGATGCTTGCTCTTCGAAAGAGCCGCGTAGCTTTTCTTGCACGTTGAATTCCACGAAAACATTTTCATCAACGTTCAGCATGGGTAGCACAAAAGCGTTCAATCGAGCTTCGATGAAACGCACGAGCGGGCCGAGTGTGTTCGAGTACAAGCTCTTGTTGTACTCGCGCATCGACGCATAGCTGGTTGCGGTGGTGTCTCCCAGCATGGCCGGGGGAATTTGGTACACCTGTGCAACCGTCTGGAGAGACAATTTGATCGATTCAGCCCACTGTTCTTCAGAGGATTTGAAATAGTTCGTTTTCAGCTCCATGCCGTCTTCTAGCATGGGCGTAGAACCAGCTCTCGCGCCGTTGTTCCCGGTGAATTCCTGGAACATCGCATAGAAGCGTTTGCGGGCGGTATTATCCCACGCTGGGGCGTTCGCTGGTCGTGTCAGATAGGTACCCACCCGCCCGGATTTACGCCAAAACTGCACACGGTATTTGCGTGAATGGTGGTTTTCTTCCAGAATGAGCTTGATCGTCTCTACCAGCGAGGATGACGTACCAGGTTCCGGGGTCCACCCCTCAAACGGAATACACTTATCTGCATCTACAGTCACGATATGTTCCTCGGTAGGAACTTTGATCTCGTAGTGCGACACGGCGGCGTAGCCGCTATAGGATGGTGTCACCCATGAGGTCGGGAACGGGTGAATCTGCAGCTCGCCGTCATCACCTGGCAGAACAAACCAGTACGCTCGGTTATACAAGGCAAGGTTTGCGGTCAAGTCATAAATCAGTTCATACCCGGTCATATAATGGTTAGGTTTATTCGCCAATAGCCGGTACGCTGCTGAATCATATTCGCGTTCGCGATTCTCACCATCTCGTGCGAAACTATGCACTGCCAGCTGTGCGATATGGCGGGCGTAGAAATCAACGGCCATCCGCAAATACGGCTGATACCGGTATAGAGTGGCGAGTGTCATATTTTCCGGCGACTGCCCACCGCCCGCGTTACCGCTGGAGTTCACGAAAATATCAACTGGACGGTTCTCGAAGGTGCCAGCGGCGCGGGTAGTACGGTTCACGATCGCGTCTGTAATGATGCGACCAATACTCAATTTCGCCATGCGCTTCACCTCCACCATTCGGTATATGCGTCATCCGCATATGCAGATGTTTTCGTCTCTTGTTTCACACCATTTGCTAAACCCCATAGGGCAAGCATTACGGCACAGAGCGGGGCTATATCGACAGGTGATTTATCGCGGTTGAAAACCCATGAGTCGCCCATCGTCTTAATTTGTGTTTCAGCGAGGGCTAACAACAGGTCTGGTTGATTGCCCCATCGGATGCTGTGTCCGATTACCCGGTCATAGAATTGCCCGCAAGCATTCGGTAAGTTGGTTCCTTCGCACCGTGTTACCTCAACCCCCTTTTTCTCCACAAAATCAATGAGCGTGGAGGCGGGGGCACCGCGCCCCTGGAAGATGACCGCTTCCGGCGTGAACGTGAGTTTTTCAGCCAGAAATTCAGCGACCCACTCTGTATAGGCGCGTTTGGTAATAACTTCCACATGGGGCAGGCCGTCTTGCCTCCATCCAGCGACCGCAATATAGGTCATCCCGCGATCTTTCGACGTATCGACTGCGATATAGAGCGGGGAATCCGGCGCGATTTCCGATCCTTCCTCAGTACACGCCTCCACATCTTCGACCTTGAAAAGGCCGTCTTTGGCGATTTGCACCCACTGGCAGAGGTTTTCCGTGCGAAATTTGTGTTCTGGCATGCCCGCGCCCGGTTCACCTACCAGCGAGGCGAGCGATGCGAGGGTTTCCTCTGAAGGCCCGTGTTCATATCCGAGCGATGGGTTTGATTGTGCCCATCCTTCACGATCCCAAATGTCGCATTCATCTTCGGCGGAATACTCGAAAAGCCCCAATGTAGAGTCTTCCGGGGCGTATTCGTCTCCGGTTCCCTGTGCTCTCTTCCAGCCTTCAAGCTCGGTGAGAGCTTTGTTCCTGAGCGAACGTAGAACATCGGATTTCGCTTCACCGGCATTTGAGACCGCGATGACCTGAGATGAGAAAACAGCGTTCGTGGTGGAAAGCATAGCCGACCATGCTTCCCAATCACGCTGCTGCCTAAGTTCATCGAAGGCAAGATCAGTCACGGAGAATCCGCGGCCGCCGTCATCGGAGGCAGCCGAGCACCGGTAACGGGCACCGTTCTTGAGCGCGAAATGCTTATCACCGTTTACATTCGATCGGCGGCCCAAATGCTTATTCAAGTGCCGGGAAGCTTGGATCGCTTTATACGACAGGTCGAGAATTTCCTCAGCGAGTCCGAGCTTATGAGCGGTGCCCATGATAAGCGGCGGATTCACTTCTTTGCCTGTCCACAGGAACATTCTCCAGAGCATTCTTGTGCTCATGATGTAGGATTTCCCGTTTTGGCGTGCCACCAGCAGAATAACGGTTTTGAACCTGAATTCCGGGTACTCATCTGAGGTGTACGAGCCTGGTTTCAGCTCCATTGAATGAATGAGGAACCATTTTTGCCACGGATGCAGGGGCCGACCCAGGATTTTTTCTGAGAATTCAATGCACTCGAAACCGAGGGAGGTTTCTGGGGTTAGTTCCCGGAGAGGTCGCGTCCACAGCCGCGGTTCGGTCTTACCTTGCAGCTTTGAATCCTCGACGAGCGCGGAGAGCTTCGAGTTCATCAGCTTCTCCCTCCAGCTTCGCGGTGAGTTCCCCGCGTGCTTTCGGGGTCAAGCCCAAGGATTCGAGGATGCGCGCTAGGTTCGGGCCGCTAATGGCGACCGCTTTCGTAAAATATGACAGGTCATAGGCACGCTGAGATTCGTCGTAAGCGTCGTCCACAAGCCGGGCATAATCAAGGGCAAGAGCGATCGCTGCTGCATCTTGCTTTTTGATAGTCCCGGTTTCTTGGGCATACTCTATGGACTCTTGAACCATGTCATAGAGGCTTTCCCGGGGGTGCGAGTCCATTACCGACGACCTCGCGGTTTGAATTTATCGCCCCATTTGCGCAAATCATCGGAGGCCATGCGTTCCACCGCGTAGGCAGGGTGCACAATCGGCTGATTTTTTGCGTCCGGGACGATCAGTTTTTCTTCTGCGATGCGTGCCTGTGCATCCCGCAGCCGGGTAACAGCGGTACAGTATGCGTCGAACTCTGCCCCGATAATCCGGGGTCGCATATCCTCTGAATGCGCGCTAAGGAGTTCTTCACGTACGGCAGCAACTTCAGCGGGTAGTGTAGCGAGTTTTAGGGTCTCAGCGAGTGTTTTTTCCTGCGACATATTCGATGGCTCCCAACTTTTTAGCCTGTTTCATGCCCCGGCGAGGGGGGTATCCCAGGGATGGAGGTTCGCCCATTGCTACGGGCGTGGTTGGTGAGATTTCGGCTGCGCCTGGTACTCGTGGCACAAGTTGCCGACGGGATTCCAGCCCCGGTTTTTCTGCCTCGAAGACCGCTTCCACCACAGCGGCGAAAAAATCATAAAGTTCTGCATCTTCTGCTACCTGAATGTATTCCAGACGCGGGTTATAGTTCAGGTTCATCGACGTGCGAATGACTACCTTATATTTTTCAGTGCGAATCAGCACGAATTTCATGTGCGTCTGCGTAGTTCGCAAGCAGTCTTTGCCGAATCGCTCTTCCAGAGTTGCGCAAAAGTCCGGGTACCGGTTCACCATTGAGGCATCTAGGATGATTTGAAGGTTTGTGATGCGGTGCCCGGTCAGCTGCGCCTGGATTTGCGACATGTCGAATTGAGCGGCAGCCCATGTTGCGATCACCACGTCTGCCGGGCCGGTCATATCTAAAATCGCGTCCACAGCATCAATGAGCGAAAACTGTCCGAACGTAATAACGTCGATTTCACAGCCAAGTCCGAACCCGTCCAATGAATCGGCGGCGTTAGCTATCCTGGATACACGTTTTTTCGAAGTTCCACGCGGGCGCTCATGCCACATAGGAGGCATTTTTGCTAAATAATCGTATTTTTTCACCCTAAATCCCCTCAAAACCCGCTAAAACGGCTTGCAAGCCGTAATTAACTGCGTATAATACGCGCACGTGCGCGACCCCCCGGTAACGCGGCGGGGGGAGAGGACAGCTGCGCCCCAGGATGGGGACACGCCCGGGAAATATTCTTTTTGAACCGCCCCTACCCCAGCACTGACTTACCACCCGGCAAACCAGCCTTACAATACTCAGAATATTTCCCGTCAAACTATCTCTAGCTATAGAACCATTTCCGCGTGAGAGACCCCAAACCACCGGAAGGCATTTTATTAGACTTAGCCCGATTACAAGACCGGTGAGAAGGTCGGAAATTAGCTTTATCTAACGTCAATTCCGGATTTTTCGACCGTGAATAAAGATGATCCAACTCAAATGCATCATCATTGATTTGCCCGGTCAAAGGATCTTTCCACGGAATCGAATAATCGATCGGCTGGTTACATAACCAACATGACGCAGCGACCGCCTCGCATTCATCACGAAACGCTTTGCGCATCGCACGGTAACGCCGCGAGTCCAAGCGACCATCGGTCATGACTCACCTCCGTCTCATGCGGCGACCTGCTGATAATGCAGACGATACTTCCTCGTGATCTCTCCGCCGTACATTTTCCAATGCTCAAGCCTAAGAGCTATCAGCTCGCAGTATTCTTCCTCCAGCTCAAAACCTATAGCCGGGTGATTTAGTTGCCATGCAGCTATCAGAGTGGAACCTGCACCGGCGAAAGGATCAGCAATTATTGCTGCTTGGTTCTCAATACGGCCGATGATGGTACGCATCAAATCTAAAGGCTTCGGCGTAGGATGCCCAATGTTTCCCGTCAAAGATGTACGGTTCTCCGTGGTTGTTATGACTGATCCTTGCGCGGGTCTTACCCGCAACCAGCCTTTACCCCAGATGTATATCTCTTCATCCTTGAGAGTGAAGGTATTGGGTAGATGCCCTAAAATGTTTGAGTCTTTATGCCAGATAAGCCGGTGCCTGGTTTGGCGTGGTCTCTCACGCCGCCATGTTCCGAATACTGCCACAGGTTTCTTGAGCGTGTTTTCTTCGTGCCAGGCGGCAATAGCTGCATCTCGCACATAAAGGTTTTGGTCGTTCGCGACAACCCCTCCCCGTTGCTTCTTACCGAAGCCGTTATGGTGGTACTTATCCGACTTGACGGGTAGCGCAATACCATAGGGAGGATCCGTGATGAGCGCATCCGCAGAAGTCCATACGTTAGAATGCTCTAGACAATCGCCGTGATAAAGAGTCACATCGCCATCTCGGTAATACGGTTCAAGCGCCATAGCAAACCACCCTATCTAGAAAGCACATCGGACAAGACTCGAACCTGCAACCTGCGGTTT